AAGTCGAGCCTGATCCGGCAGCAACTCGATAACGTCTATCTGACGAACAACGCACGGGTCGCCGCTGTCGAAGGTCAGGTCAATCTGGACGACCTGACCAGCAACCGCCCGGGCGGCATCGTGCGAATGAGAGCGCCGGGAATGGTGCAGCCGATCTCGCCGCCATCAATCAGTCAGGCAGCTTTTCCCCTCATGCAATACATGGATGAGGTCAAGCAAAACCGCACCGGCCTGACGAAAGCGTCGATGGGCCTCGACCCTGACAGCTTGCAGTCATCGACCCGCGCAGCGGTTGCGGCAACCATATCGGCAAGCCAACAGAAAATCGAAATGATTGCCCGCGTCTTTGCCGAGACGGGCGTCCGTCATTTAATGCAGTCGATTTTAAAACTGGTCAGTCAGTATCAACAGCAGCCGCGCATCGTGCGGCTTCGCAATCAGTTTGTCCCAATGGACCCTCAAAATTGGGATACCGAGTTTGACACAATTGTTGAGGTCGGACTTGGCACCGGAGACAACGACCGCCGCATTGCGGTGTTGACGCAGATTGCCGCCAAGCAGGAAGAAATCTTGACGAAGCTCGGCGTCGTCAATCCGCTTTGCACGCTGCAACAGTATCGCGACACACTCGGCAAAATTGTCGAGTTGAACGGCTTTAAGGACAGTAGCGCGTTCTTCCTGTCGCCAGACAATCTTGATCCAGAAACGCAGCAAAAAATCCAGCAGCGCGCCGGTCAGCAAGAGACGCCGGAAGATAAGGTGATTGCGCTGGAGAAAGCGAAGGCGCAAGCCGAGATCGAGAACGACCGCATGAAACTCCAAGCCGAGATTGAAATGAAGCGGGAGAAGGCAGCCGCCGAGTTAGAGATCAAGCGGCAAGAGATGGAAATGAAAATGCAGATGCGGATGCGCGAAATGCAGCTTGAGGCAGAACTTCGCGGCGTTGAAGCGATGAGCGGCGTTGACGTTTCCAGCAATCTACCGCGAGCGCAATAACTTGTGTTCATTCCCGAATATTCGGCATTCGCGAAAAAACATGAAAACGGCACGGTCACGCTAACGATCTGCGTCGAGGGATTTGCAGACATTGTCGAGGCGCGAGAGTTTTTGCGCGTTTTCCTTGACGAAGATGTCGCTGACGAAATGCAAGGCGAATTGATTTGATTGACGACGAGCTACAGCTACAGCGCGAGATGAACCGCGCAGCGAAAGCGTCCGAATTGTTTCGCAACGAAATATTCGAGGAAAGTTTCGACATCCTTCTCGACCAGTACAAAGCGGAGTGGGCAGCTACCGCTTCCGAAGACACGGCAACCCGCGAGCGTCTTTATTATATGTCGCAAGCGGTCGATGCCATCCGCGCCCATCTTCAGTCGGTTATGGAAACCGGAAAGATGGCAGAGCGGCAGATGAAAGAATTAAGGAAAAAGTCTTTCCTTTGACTAAGGCGCTGGCGCGTCAGTCACACATAAAATTTGGAGATTTAATATGAGTGAAGCACCCCAGGACGGGACTTCAAACTTATCCATCGCTGGTGCGGTGGATTCACTTCTTGCTCAAAACGCCCCCGTCGAGGAAAAGGCTGAAGAACAGGAAGTTGTTGCCGAAACCGAAGAGGTTGAGGTTGAAGCTGAAGCCGCAGAGTTGGAAGCCGAGGACATCGTCGAAGACGATGAACCCGAGGAAGCCGAGGAAGAGGTTGAAGCTGTCGAAGCTGTTGAGGAACAACCGGAAGAAACTTACCGGGTTCGCATCGGCGACGACGAGGTCGACTTGACGTTGGAAGAGCTTCGGCTCGGCTATATGCGTCAAGGCGATTATACGCGCAAAACCCAGCAAGTCGCGGAAGGCCGCAAGGCGGCAGAAGCGGAACTGGAAGCGCTCACAGCGCAGCGAGAAAGCTACGCCAACCAGCTTGCTCAATTAGAGACGGCACTTAATCAATCGGAACCGACCCAGGAATACTGGGACGCTCTACAAGCTGAAGACCCAATTGAATACGTCAAGCAGCGCGAAGCGTTGCGCGACCGTCGCGATGCACTGGCGCAAGTGCAGAGCGAGCAGCAACGGGTTCAGCAAGAGCAATATCAGCAACTGCAAGCTCAGACGCAGGAGCGTCTGAAACAGGAAGCTGACAAACTTCTCGACGTTATTCCAGAATGGCGTGACGCGGATGTGGCGACCAAGCAAAAGAACGCGGTCTACACATACGCGCAGCGGCATCTCGGATATAGCGAGCAGGAGTTAAGTCAAATTGGCGATCACCGCGCGGTCAATGCTTTGCGGAAGGCGTACTTGTACGACGAATTGATGAAGCAAAAACCAGCGGCAACCAAGAAGACAAAAGCGGCTCCGAAAATGGCAAAGGCCGGACAGCCGACGAGCAAAAAGGAAATCTCAGCAAAACGGAAGCGTCAACAGCTTTCAAATATCAGCAAAATGAAGGGCCGCAAAAGCATGGATGCAGCCGTTCAATACTTACTCGAAAAATAGGAGGGCCAGATGGCCACATATAAAACCAGTGATGCGGTCGGAGAGCGCGAGAGCCTTGCTGACGTCATCCAGCGAATCGACCCAGACGAAACGCCACTTTTCAGCAATGCCGCAAAGGAGCAAACCAGCGCGGTAACGCACGATTGGCAAGTGCAGGAATTGACGGCGGCTGCTGCGGACAACTACGTCAACGAAGGCGCTGACTTCAGTTATGTCAACCCGACTGCGACGACCCGGTTGTCAAACGTCCACCAGATTGCCGCGCAAGCCGCGTCTGTCTCTGGCACGCTCGACGCCGTCGATAAGGCAGGCCGCGACAAAGAGACCGCATACGTCAAGGTTCTGAAGGGCATCGAACAGCGCCGCGACATCGACAAGTCGCTGTTTGCAAACGAAGCCAAATCGGCTTCTGACCCGCGCAAGACCGGCAAGGTTTTGAGCTACATTACGAACTTCGACAAAATCGGCGCGACCACAATCCCAGCCGGAACCGGAGCAGACGTCTCCGACATGGCTGGCACCAACGCCGCGCTGACGCTGGCGAAAATCGATAATGCGATGAAACTCGCATATGACGACGGCGGCCAGCCCGATATGCTGGTTGTTTCGCCAGCCAACAAGGTTGCGTTCTCCGATCTGTCTTCGGGCAGCGCGGTAACCAACCAGTTGCATATGACGGCGAATGCTCCGCAAGACGCGATAATCATAGGTTCCGTATCTATGTATTTGACCGACTTCGGGACTTTGAACGTCGTCATCGACCGGAACGCGACGAACACTGAAGTCCTGTTGATGGATTCCGATTATTATTCAATCGGACATCTGCCGGGCCGCTTGTTCTCGGTTTCCGATGTGGCACCGACTGGCGATGCAACGAAGTTCAGCATCGTGACGGAATATTGCCTCATTATGAAAAGTCCGAAAGCCCACGCCGCCGTAGTCGATCTTTCGACCTCGTAAGCAGGGCAAAACAACTAGGGGAGAGGGGAAGCCTCGGCTTCCCCTTTTTCATGCATGAAGAAATTACTAAGCCAGTCACCCGGCAAGCAGACTTACGCGCAATGGGAAGGCGACGACATGAGCGTCGTCACTGAACAAAACGTCACGCCGATCCTGGAGCAAAACAAGAAGTTTGCGAACGAGTGGAAGCCCGGCGATTACATGACCGGGTCGAAGCACACACACAAGGTCGCGGAGTTCCCGGCAGTTCTTTACTACGACTTGGTGAAGAAACTCGGCGAGCCGCAGAAAAATCCGTTGGGCTGGAAGCGCTGGCTGAACGACCCCGAGAACAAATATTTTAGGACGACGGGCGGTAAGCTGTAATGGCTATAACGACCTACACAGAGTTGAAAACGGCGGTCGATAATTTTTTAGCGCGGACCGATTTACAAAACCGCGCGCCAGAATTCATCGCTCTCGCTGAGGCGCGAATGAACCGTGAAATCGAGACGCGCAGCCAGGAAAAGCGCATCACGGCATCGCTGGTCGCTGGCGACGAATATGTTTCGCTGCCCAACGACGTGCGCCGCATTCGTCACGTTCGACTGAACACTTCGCCCATCACAAATCTGTCGTTTATGACGCCACTCGCGATCGACAGGGCGCACTCTGCAACAGGTCAGGCAAAGCCGCAAAACTACAGCGTCATCGGCACCGAGATTTATTTCCGACCAATTCCTGATGACGCTTACACCGCAGAGATTGCGTATGTCGCGAGCATTGACGCGCTGTCCGACAGCACTGCGACGAA